TCGAACCTGGAGAACGATGCCCTTTCTGTGGACAAACCAGAGGTCATATTTGAACCTAACCCAGGTCCACAAACTAAGTTTCTAGCTTCAACAGAACAAGAGGTACTATACGGAGGAGCAGCAGGTGGTGGTAAGTCGTATTCGATGGTGGCTGATCCAGTTAGATATTTTACGAATCCACATGCACGAATGCTACTTGTTCGTAGGAGTACAGAAGAGTTACGAGAACTTATATCTGTAAGTAAGCAGCTTTACCCAAAGGCTGTTCCAGGAATAAAGTTCATGGAAAGAGATAAGACTTGGGTAGCACCTAACGGTGCAACACTTTGGATGTCATACCTTGATCGTGATGATGACGTTATGAGATACCAAGGTCAAGCTTTTAACTGGATTGGTTTTGATGAGTTGACTCAGTGGCCCTCCAGTTACTCATGGAATTACATGAGGTCACGACTCAGAGCTACAAAGGCTAGTGGTCTACCCCTATACATGAGGGCAACAAGCAACCCAGGTGGACCTGGACATCAGTGGGTTCGTAGGCACTTTATTGAACCCAGTACTCCAGGAGAATCGTTCTGGGCAACAGATGAAAATGGTCAAATAATTACATGGCCTAAAGGTCATACAAGAGAGGGTGAACCTCTATTTAAAAGAAAGTTTATACCTGCTACTCTGTTTGATAACCCATATCTCTCAGAGGATGGGATGTACGAAGCAAACCTTCTATCCTTACCAGAGCACCAAAGAAGACAACTCCTTGAAGGTGACTGGGATATAAATGAAGGTTCAGCGTTTCCAGAGTTTAACAGACAGATACACGTAGTCAAACCCTACGATATACCGTCAAACTGGACTCGCTTTAGAGCTTGTGACTACGGTTATGGATCTCACACAGGCGTAGTATGGATAGCAGTTGTTCCAGGATCTGAACAGCTAATTGTCTACAGGGAGTTATATGTTTCTAAAATCATAGCGACTGACTTGGCTGACATGATCCTGGACATAGAAGACGATGAAAAAATAAGGTACGGAGTTCTAGACTCCTCACTCTGGCATAAAAGAGGAGATACTGGACCTAGCCTAGCAGAACAAATGATATTGAAAGGGTGTAGATGGAGACCTGCTGACAGATCAAAAGGCTCTCGTGTATCGGGTAAGAATGAGATACACAGAAGACTACAAGTAGATGAGTTTACAGAGGAACCAAGGCTTGTTATATTTGATAACTGTACAAATCTTATCAATCAATTACCGACAATACCCCTTGATAAAAAGAACCCTGAAGATGTAGATACCAATTCAGAAGACCACTTATATGACGCTCTTAGATATGGCGTTATGACTAGACCTAGAAGCAACGTATTTGACTTTGACCCAACATCT